GCACCACTGTATGATCCAGAAAATATATTAGCAGCATTTGGAGTGCTTCCTCCAACTGTTGTTACTCCACTATCTATTGACGATCCGTTATAAACATAATTACCACCCGCATCTACATATTTTTCTACAGTCGTATCTGTTGCAACATTTGAAACAACAATAGTAGAACTATCAGAGTTTGAAAATGTTGTTGTGCCTGTATGACTTGTAGATGATTCAGTAGCTGTAGATGTTTTTAAAGTAGATTGAATGTTACCACTGCCTCTTAACTCTAAAGTTGTGCTTGAATTTGTTGTTAATGGTGAGCCATTTGCATTTAATATATTGTTACCATTCGTGTCTAGTATAATTTTTTTATGAGCAGAGTCATTATTAAGAGTAAGATTACCAGATATATTATCTGTAAGTTTAAAAAACTGAATAGGTAATTTGCTTTTAGCAGTTCCAGCTTTATCGTTCAAAGTCCCTGCTGAGTTAACCTCAGTAAAACCTACGTTTGAAATTAAAGGTATTGCCACTTGTCACCTAAAATTTAATTGACTCTATAAAAGTAAATACAGAACCATTTTGATTAATTGCTATTGCAAAAGAAACTGAACTACCAAGGCTTACACCTTGAGAGTTAGACGGATAACTTAAAGTTAAAGTGTTTGAGGAACTTGTCTTATCTACAATGATATATTGTCCTATTGCTAAACTACCTATAGCTAACGTCAAAGCAACATTGTTACTAGAAGTATCCACCTTTTGATAAATTGATTGTGCAGAAGAAGGTGTAAGTGTAGCAGAAGAGGATGTTATAGCACTTGGAACTGTTACAAGATTTGCATTAAAGTATGTAGAAAAAGTAGCGGCAGTTGTTTGTCTCATTGTGCCACCATCGTTAGTCACAATGCCATCACCTGCTGCAACAGCCGTGGTTCCAGCACTTGTGCCACCATCCATAAGATTAAGTTCTGCTCCTGTAGCTGTAACTTTTGTTCCGCCGAAAGCAAAACCATCAAGCAAGTCAGTAACTTTGGCACCAGATCCTGCACCATCTGCAAAGATAAGACCTTTTGATCCGTCTGGTATAGATACGTTGCCACCAGATCCTTGTGTAAAAGTTGCAGTCTGACCAGAGTTATTATGCACAAAATACATTTTGTCTTGATCATTTGGTGATATTGTAATCGTGTTTGTACCAGATGGTGAACCACCCAATACAAGAACTTTGTTACCACCCTCTGACAATGCCCCGTCAGTCGTGGTCAATGTATGTGATGTACCAGATAATGTAATAGCTCCTACACCATTTACGGCTCTGTCTATAATATCTAAATTTAAATTAGTCGTTGTCCCCCAAGTTCCAGCTTGTTCACCAGAACCTATTTTTTCTACTCCTAAATTTGCTGTATAAGAACTTGGC